TACCATGATGACATACCTCAAGGAATCTGACAATGTTCTTTCAGTATCGCCGAATTTGTTACCACGCGAAATGAGTAGCGGGAGTATGGCAATGTGGGATGCTGCTGAACGTGGGTTCACTACTATCTATCTGGCTGGTTTCGGAGACATTGATCACGTTCATTATGACCAGTTGAGAGGTAATGAAGAACAAAAAAAACTTAGATGGGAAGAAGAAAGACGCTATCTTATTGAAAAATATAGTGAAATTAATTGGGTTTATTTGTAAAAAGTTCTTGACTTTTTCGAACAGATATAGTATTCTAATAGTATAGTTAATGATGAGAGAGGATTTTACTATGACTGATAAAAATGTATTTCTTGAGGCTGCTAAAGATCTTGATACCGAGTTCTTGACCTCTAAACAAATTCACGCTATTGTTGCTGATAAAGGAATCAAGTTCCCGCATTGGTTTATTCGTGAAAACAAAGTTGGCTACAATAAATATGCTATTGATGCTGCTGGTCTGAAGGTTGTTTCTAACAATCCTGCTCCTCAGCCTGTTACGGATGCTAAAATTGTGACCCAAGCGAAACTTGCTATTGAAGTTGACAATCTGATTCCTGTTGCGGATCCGACTTATGTCGCCTTCGGTTTCCATACTGACCTGAACAAAATCATTCGTTCTGGTTTATTCTACCCTACATTTATCTCTGGTCTATCTGGTAATGGTAAGACTACCATGGTCGAGCAAGTTTGCGCGAAAGCCAAGCGTGAAGCGATCCGTGTTAACATCTCAGTAGAAACTGATGAGGACGATCTTATCGGCGGTAACACACTGGTCGATGGCAATGTGGTTTATCGTGAAGGTCCAGTTCTGACTGCGATGAAACGTGGTGCGGTTCTGATTCTTGACGAGATTGACCGTGGTTCTAACAAGCTGATGTGTTTACAAGCTATCCTTGAGGGTAAACCATACTTCAACAAAAAAACTGGTGAAGTTATCGCACCTGCTTCTGGTTTCAATATCATCGCGACTGCCAATACGAAAGGTCGTGGGTCAGATGATGGTAAGTTTATTTCTGCCCAAATCCTTGACGAAGCATTCCTTGAGCGTTTTGCTGTTACGATTGAGCAGCAGTATCCTACTGAAGCGCAAGAACTGAAAATTGTTCTTGGTAAAATGAACAAGGTTGGTAAAGTTGATGAAGACTTCGCTGAGAAACTTGTTCGTTGGGCAGACGTTATTCGTAAGACCTTCAACGAAGGTGCTATTGATGACCTCGTATCAACTCGCCGTATTGAGCATATCGTCAATGCCTATGCGATGTTTGATAATCGTCTTAAAGCAATTGAGTTGTGTGTAAATCGTTTCGACGAAGATACTCGCCAGGCATTTCTTGACCTATATACTAAGGTTGATGCTGGTGTTGATTTGACTGATCAGCAAGAAACAGCCGAAAATAATGAAGAGGATACTGAAATTGATTTCTAAAACACCAAAACTTTACGCTGGGTTCGATGGAACACCAACGACGTATAATAATCAAATTGATTACAAATACAACGAGGGTCAGCTTCTTGCTGACCTTCAGAAGTATGTTGATGCCACATATGGTGAGCATTATTCTACCAACCAATTTCAAGCCACTGAGTTTATTATTGATGGTGGGCATGGCGAAGGTTTTTGTATTGGGAACATTATGAAGTATGCTCAACGCTATGGTAAGAAAGATGGATATAATCGTAAGGATCTGATGAAGGTTCTTCACTATGGGTTGATTGCCCTGCATGTTCACGATCTAGAGCATGGCGATGACTAAGATTCTGGTCGCAATCTTGACCAGTGGGAAGCCAGAGAAACTGGAGCGGTGCATCCAATCCGTCACAAATAACTCCTCTCTCTTTGAGCGGATTGTAATTTGCAATAGCAATGATGAGAACTTCATCAATCTGGCTTCCCAAATTTCTTACGACAATAACATAAACTTTAAAACAAGTATCAGTAACGGGACTCCAGGAAAAGGAAAAAACTCAGTCATAGAGTATTTTCTAAAAACTGATTGCGACTGGTTGTTTCAAATCGATGGTGATGATTACATTACAGAAAATGCTATAAGCATACTTACAGACGTCATTCATAATAATGAATTTGATGCAGCTTGTTTAATCAATAACAAAGCAATTGCTCCATCGGGTGAGATGATAGATGTTTATGACATACCTATGCAACCATCAGTTGCAAAAAAGTTCTTGAAATATGCCTCTGAATCTGATATTGAACTTTTTGTGAAGGCACAAGAAATAGGTAAAGCAAATTCGTTTGATGGTAAAGGATTGAACCGTTTATTGTTGATCAACAAAGAGGTCGCTAATCATATAAAGTTTAATGAGTTTATAAAGGTAACTGAAGATTTCTTATTCTTACAAGAAGTAAAACAAAAATACGCAGTTCAAACTTTTGATGCAAACATAGATCCTATTTACATTTATGATTATTCTGATGGTATAACTGACAAACTAATTTCTTCTGGCGAATTAATTTCACATTTAAAAATGCTATTAGCATATCAAGCGGATGATGATTATGAATAAAATTGCGATTACAGGAATGGGTTTAGTTGATAACTTAGGCGACAATCCTGAAGATTGTTATAATTCTTATATTTCTTCTGCGAAAACTATCGCTGTGGACTCACAGTTTCATGCTAAGAAAGATAACCTTACCAAACCAGAAAGCATGCGTGCACCATTATGGGCAAGTTTGACAGATAGTAATAAGATGGCGTTCCATGTTGTTGAACAGTGTCTAATGAATAACCCTGTAAACACTGACGTTTTTACATTGTTCACTACTCTGTCAGCTGGTAATGATAAGAGCATCGACTACGCTGACGATGTTCGTCAAGGTAAGAATACATTCCGACCTAAGAAGTTGGTTCAGGCTCTCAAAGATTTTATCAATGGTTGTATTCCCATTACGTATGACTTTCGTGGTGGCTCAGTTGGTTTTAATGCTGCATGTGCAACCAGTTTATATCAACTGGATTATGCGTTTCACTTGGTTAAAGAACATGACTTCGTATTGTGTGGTGCTTCTGAAACAGGTAACAATGAATGGGATATGCATTTCTTTAGAACACTTGGAGCGATCGGCACTCAGTCAAAACCTTTTTGTGAAACACGCGATGGGTTTGTTATGGGTGAGGGTGCTGGTTGCTTGTTGCTTGAAGACCCTGAGAAGGCTGAGGCACGAGGTGCTACGATCTATGGGTATATACATAAACCTTGCCTGACATCTGATGGTATCGAGGGGAACGTTGTTGCTCCTAGTGATACAGGTATTACGGCTGCTATGAAAAAAGTTTTAGATGGAATCAACCCTGAAGAAATATCTTTTGTAAATGCCCATGCCACATCAACAACAGTCGGCGACGACGTTGAATATTATGCTATTGAAAAGCTGTTACCTGATTCTCCTGTGATGTCATTCAAATCTAAGATCGGGCATACTCTATCAGCCTCGAGTATCATTGAGATTATCTATACCTTGATGTCACTCAGAAATAATTTTGTTCCACAGTCACATAATATTGAGAAATGCGACCTAAATAATGTGCAGCGAGAATGCATGACGAGCGGTGGTAGGAAGTATGCTCTTAAAAACAGCTTGGGATTCGGTGGTAAATGTGCGTCAGTCATTATTGAAAAGTCGTAACAACATACATCTTTACATAAACCTATTCGGCTTGGTGATGTATCTCGCCAATCCATTCATATCTGGATGGAACTTTTTCTATGTGACATTGGCGGGGATTCTACTGTCAAATCTAGTAATATCTGGCTACTATCATCGTTCGTTGACGCATAGGTCTTGGACTTCCCCTACATGGTTGCAGTATATTTTTTTAACACTAGGCGCAGGGTTCTTTATGTTACCTGCCTTGGGTTGGTCTGCTATTCACAGGAAACATCATAAATACTCTGACACTGATCAGGATCCGCATGGACCAGGGAAAGGTGTGTTGAAAAATTTTTTGGTCGCTAATCTAGAACCTGAATTTAGATATATGCGTCAAGATATTCGTAATAAACTTTTACAATGGCAAGTGAAATATTATTATCAGATCGGTATTATTACTGCAATTATCACATCATTTTTATTCAGCTTTTATACATATTTTGCATTGGTCGGATATATATACCTGAGTGTTATAATCGTGAATTTACTTGGACATAATGAGAAGTTTCACGACTCGCATATTTTGTCAGCTATTTTCGCAGGTGAAATGTATCATGAAAAACATCATGCTTCTCCCAATAAAGAAAAGATGGGGATGTTTGACTTACCATATTGGGTTGTGATTAAATGGTTGAAATAATTAGAGTTGATAGTAAATATGACGATCCCGATGGATTGTTGTATATGTTCTGTGAAGCAGCTGTCTTAGATGACGATCGAGCCTCAGTTAACATTGAGAGCACAAACTGGATGAACCGCCCCGAAACTCTATTAAATCAAATCTACACACAAAAAACATATGACGAAGGTGGGTATTTTGTTTTACGAAAAGGTGAGAGGTTCGTTGCAGGTCTCGGCATTTATCCGTTTGAATATGACAATAACATCTTAGTGTTTGGTTCTAGAATGTATGCTGATCACAGAGACAGTGTTTTCGCCAAACATAGGAACATAGCATATATAGCCAGTAAAGAAATCTTTAATCACTTTTATGATTATCGCGCATGGGTTGGGTTTATCAACGAATGGAATGAACATCGTATAGAGTTTGCTTTAGATGGCGGGAGACAAAAGTCTAACAGAGAATGGCAGCACTTCAATGACCTCGACCATCAGTTATTAGTTTATCCCCATAAAGTAAACTACAAGAATACGATTCAAACATGTGTGTATAATGATTACAACTATGATTATGAAAAGGAAATATTACAATGTCTAAAAAATATACAATCAGATATACAATAACACGACCAGCACTCACGGATCCATTTTGGATTAGAGATGACGATACTCCATCTTCGTATGAAGAAATTCAGGATGCCGCCCATTCACTCGGAGGAACTCATGAGTTTCAATTTAGTTTAGATGGTTTATCAATTATCATTACTTACAAATTTGACTCTGAAGAGTTGAGAACAAAGTTTGTCGATTTGGTTTATAAGATTGATCAAAATTATCAACAAACTCAAACAAAAGAATGGAAAGAGAGAAATGATCATCATGAGAAGTATGGCTTAATCGAAGAAACAACTTTTTTTGAAGAAACTTCTTGACTATTATGATGAATTAAGATATAACTATATTATTGGTGAAAAACAGAGGACTATATTATGAATATTTCAAAACCAACTTTAGAGGTTCTTAAGAACTTCGCATCTATCAACACGAACATTCTCGTTCGTGAAGGTAATACCCTTGCTACTATCAGCAATGGTAAAAACATTTTCTCACGTGCAACTGTCACAGAGAACTTTAGTAAAGAGTTTGCAATCTATGACCTAAACAGCTTGTTGGGTCTACTTACATTTACTGAAAAGCCAGATCTCGATCTTGGCGAAGAGAGCCTTAAAATTAATAATGGTTCGGCAGAGTTTGAATACTTCTATTCTGACCCATCGATTATTGTTGCTGCTCCAGACCGCACAATTGAGGTCGATAACTTCTTTGAGTTTGAGATGACCAAAGATGCTATTACAAATATTACTCGTGCTGCTTCAGTTATCAATGCCCCAGTTTTGAGTGTTGTTGGTCGTGATGGCAAAGTAACATTGTCGGTTGGCGATCCTGCTACACCTCGTAGTAATACCTTCCGTCAAGTAATCGGCGAGACAGACAAAGAATTTGATTGTCGTCTGGCTGTTGAAAACTTTAAAGTGATTGCAGATGATTACAAAATCGTTTTGTCACAGAAGAAGTTTATGTTCCTTGAGAACAAAGCTGGCACAATGAAATATTGGCTCGCTCTCGAACCTAACTCAACTATCTAAGGAGAATACTATGCCACCTTGGCCAAATCGTATTCCCAATGTAATGCATATGCTTCGTGTTCGTGACGAAAGCATTGGCGGAGATAATCCGTTTCGTTGGGAACAAAAAACCACTCACGAAATCGTAGGACGTGGTAAGAACATTATCTTTGCACTTCCTGGAGCCTTCACTCCAACCTGTTCAACATATCAGTTGCCTGACTTTGAAAAACTGTTCCCAGAATTTCAAGCACAGGGTGTAGAAAATATCTTTTGTATTTCAGTAAATGATGCTTTCGTAATGAACTGTTGGGCTAAAGACCAAGGGCTAGTGAACGTAAAAGTTATTCCTGATGGCTCTAATCTGTTTACATCATCCATGGGTATGGATGTTGCTAAAGACAATCTCGGCTTTGGTATGCGCTCATGGCGTTATGCTGTTGTTGTTGAAGATTATGTTATCAAGAAATCTTTTGTCGAACCAGGATTTGGTAACAATGCAGAAGATGATCCGTATGGCGTATCTTCTCCGCAAAATATTCTTGCCTTTTTGAAAGGTGAAGAGTATGATACAGGTGGACAAGCCTTACAACTGAACCTATCCGACGGTGTTGGTTCAGAAGATAAAATCGGTTAGAAAATAGGAGAGCCACATATGAATAAAGTAGAAAATCAGTTTCTTTGGGTTGAGTCGTATAGACCACAAACACTTGAAGATTGTATCCTTCCCTCCTCTCTCTTGGATACATTCAAGCAGTTTGTTGAACGTGGAGAAATTTCAAATCTACTTTTATGTGGCTCTGCTGGCACGGGAAAGACGACGGTCGCTCGTGCGTTGTGTAACGAATTAGGGTGTGACTATATTATTATCAACGGCTCTGAGGAATCAGGCATTGATGTTTTGCGAACGAAGATTAAGAACTTCGCAAGCACTGTTTCCTTTGAGGGAAAACCGAAAGTAGTTATTCTTGACGAAGCAGATTATTTGAATCCTAATTCGACACAACCTGCCTTGCGTGCATTTATTGAAGAGTTCTCTCAGAACTGTCGGTTCATCTTTACCTGTAACTTCCGTAACAGGATTATTGAACCACTACACAGTCGGACTACTGTAATCGATTTCAAACTCGATAAGTCTGACAAGCAACAAATGGCGGCTCGCTTTATGAAGCGTATGGCTGGCATTCTTGATCAGGAAGGCGTGGAATATTCAGAAAAAGTCCTCGCTGAACTGCTTATGAAGCACTTCCCTGATTATCGCCGTGTCCTCAATGAACTGCAACGCTACAGTGTCTCTGGTAAGATCGACGAAGGTATCCTCTCGAACCTCGCCGAAGTAAATACCAAGGCACTTATTGATAGTCTGCGTGATAAAGACTGGAAGAAAATGCGACAATGGGTCGCCAATAATGTTGACGCTGACCCTCAAGGAGTTTATCGTAAGATTTATGATACGCTGATTGAAAAAGTGGCGCAGGTTCCTCAACTGGTTCTTTTGATCGCAGACTATCAATACAAGGCAGCTTTTGTTGCCGACCAAGAAATTAATTTGACTGCATGCCTCACTGAGATTATGGCTAATGTTGAATTTAGAAATTGATATAAAAGATGAAAGTTGATTTATTAGAAAACGATTGGACTGTTCAAGTATCTGACATCGATGTCAAAAATATGACTGTCGGTGAAGGTAAGGTTATCGGTAAACTTTTTCTTTCAAACTTGGTTGTGGTCATTAAAGGCCAACAGATGACTGCTGAGGAAAACTTGGAGTTCTGTAAGCACTTCGGTAAGATTGATTCGTATAGTCGTAGTAAACTTCGCGAGCGTCTTGCGGAATCTGTAGCAGTAGCTGACGGCGTTGCTCGTGTTACTGGCGCATTAAATGAAGATGGTAAGCCAGGATTATTTGCAATGAAAGAGGAACTTGACTGGCACACTAACGGCACTGAAGCACATAATAATATCTATCACGGTGCTTGCTTCTATGGAGTTAAGGGAACTGTCGGCAGCCGAACAAGTTGGATGAACCTGTCGCGTGCATATCATGACCTTCCCGAAGATGTGAAAGAAAAGATAAAAGAACTGCACGCATATACTAAAACTCCACATAAAGAAGAAGATGACCCTATCGTAAAGATTCGCCGAGACTTTGACGAGGTTTGGTGGGAAAGAAGATCCAAGGTCGCTAAGAAGGTTCATTTTGTAAACGAGATAGGAACGGAGGGTATGATTTATCCTCACCTGTTTATGGAAGAGTTCGAAGGTTATACTGATCAGGAACGTGAAGAACTCCACAGCTTTATGTGTGACCATGTTCTACAGGAAAAATATCATTATCACCACGATTGGGAAGATGGTGATGTTGTATTGAGCGAACAACGTATGACTCAACATAAACGCTGGGCATTTGATGACATTGAACACAGATTATTGTATAGAACCAGTTTTGATTTTAGAAATGTGGCAGGTAAATAATGCTTGAGGGAATGGGCGATCCAGTTATAAAGCTGGACGAAGAACAGTTTAAAGTTAAAAAGAAAGCGATTAGTCCTTTTGATTTCGCCAATAGTATTCATCATACAAAGGAAAACCTTATAGTTGATGATTGGTCTGAGAAACAATACAATCCATTTATTGTCAACAAGGCATTAAGTTATGGAGCAGATACAGTCATTGCTGCTAATGAGATGAACAGCCGCCCACATATTGATAAGAAAGCACAGTTTGATTTTCTTAGAGGAATCGTTCGTCCTAAGAAAAGATTCAACAAATGGTTGAAGGCAGAAAAAGAAGAACAGCTTGAAATCGTCAAAGAATATTTTGGGTATAACAATACAAAAGCAGCAGCTGCTCTTCGTATTTTAAATGCTGATCAGATTGAACAAATTAAGAAAAAATTAAATCGTGGTGGTTAGTAGTCTTTTTCTTGATAAAGATTTTAATACTGAATTATATGTTACATCATAAGTAAACTGTATGCATAAAGATTCATCTGTTTCGCAGTTTTCAAGAGCATGTATTTTATCTACATTTAATATTACAGCACTTTTTATCTTACTATACTCACATACATAAGTAGGTTCTTTTTGATCCATTGAGTCATAAAAATTACAGCTTCTATATTTGTCATAATCGGGATAAAGTGGAAATGTAATTTTTGATTTTCCATTTGGATCAGTGTGTTTTTTTAAAGTTACTCCTAGACCTTTCGTATAAAGAAATACGATATTGTTGGCTCCATAATATTCACATATTTCTTTGAGGTTTTGATATGTTTCTTCATCAAGCCATGAATAGTTTTCATTTGGGTTATAAAATCTTGAAAAATTATCACCAATATCTAGGCGCGATCTTACCTCATCTGAATTTTTCCATTCATTCTCAAATTCTGTGTATGTTATTCCTTGCCGTTCGAAACCTAACTTTTCCCAATATTTCTTAATAATTTTTGGATCATAGAGCATATTTTCATCGTTGTATTCTGATAGATTGTTTTTATATTCAAAAAAACTTTTTACCAACTTATCTTTTAGTTCTGAACTTAGAAGATCTTTAACAGGATGAAAATATTTTTCTTGTCTTGACATGTCAATAACCTGTGGTTGTGAGTAAACCTTTTTCTGAAAGGTTTTTTCTTACGGTTATGTAATCTAAATCATACCATTCGATTTGAAAACACAAACTTTCTTTGTCATGTAAATCGTCACCGATCTCATGAATCTTTTGTGTATTTAGTAGAACTGGGGTTCGTAGTTCTTTATAATTTACTGTGTGTTGTGGCTCAGGTTCAGTTATTGGATCTAAACTATCATAATATCTACAATCTCTATATTCAGAATACTCTGGAAATAGTGGGAATGTGATAACACATTTTCGTTTTGGATCAGTATGTCTTGTTAAAGTTTTACCAGAACCTTTTGTTTGTAAAAATACTGCGTTTTCGCCTTCGTATAAATCAATAACCTTCTGTATTATTTCTCTATTGTCATATATGAACAGCGGAGGATTTGAATCGACGGTGTGAAAAACTGCTGTATTTTCATTGGTTGTATTGCCATACATCCTCTCGTGTTCTTCTATAACCTTTTCTAAATTTTTCAAAAAAATATCTTCATCAATATCTAAATCATTATTTTGCACATAAAATGCAATTTTTTGTTTCCTAGAATTCCAATTATGGCTCATATCTATGACAGTTTTTATATTTTTTACTACTCTCTCATATGATGATTTACTTGTTTTATATCCGAGCGATTCATAATAATTAAAAAATTCATGATCATATAATTTTTCATTATCTTTAGAATATCCAACTTCATATTTTCGAAAATGTTTGAACAACCATTCGGTAGTTTTTTCATCTAATAAATTTTTTACTGGATGAAAATATTTTTCTTGTCTAGACATCTAACAATAATCCTTTTTTGTTTAACATATTCTTTACTTCTAAATAAGTCATATTGAAGTAATTAATTTGAAAACATAAAGTAGGTTTACCAGACATAGATGGATCATTGTCTTCAATAGAATGTATTTCTTGGTTGTTCAAAAGAACACAGGTATTTATCTTATAATAATCAACTATGTGCGATGGCTCTTCATCATCAAATGATTCATAATAATTTAAATTTCTGTAAATTTCTAACTCAGGTTCGAGGGGAAAGGTAAGTGTGGCTTGCCTTAACGGATCTACATGCTTGGCTATGGTAGTGCGTGGACCAGATGTATGTAAGAAACACCAGTCGTTAGAATTATATAACTCACATAATTTAAGTATCTCTTCAGTATTTTCGAACATCTTTTCATTAGACATAGAAGTATGAAATCTTCCCCAAACAGAACCATTAGCACCTTCTTTTGGGCTTGCTATATAACCACTGTTTGAAACATACTTTTTCTCGAAGGCGTCTAGCAGTTCTTTTAATGTTTCTTTAGTGCAGTTTAGATTATTCGATTCTATGAACAGACCAATTATATCTGCTCTGAATGATTCGCCGTATTCTCTGTTCCATCTTTTGGCTTCATGCATTATGAAATCGACTTGTTCCTTCAGGAAGTCGACACCAATTCCTGCTTTATCGTATCCTTTCCTCTGTTGTAAAGATACAACAGTTTCTCTATTATTCCAGTGACGCTTCATACTTTTTAAATTTAAGACTATATGATGCTCGACATGTGTATGTTCATAATCCCAAAACTGTTTTCTCAGGAATAATTTTTTCTCATCAGATATTAAATCTTTAACTGGGCAAAAATATTTTTCGCTAGACATCTAATAACATTTCCATATCATCTAACATACTTCGAACTTCTGAATATGGTTTGTCAAAAAAACTCAGTTGAAAACACAGTGTGGTTTTGTTAGATAAGCTAGGATCTCCGTCTTCAATACAATGAATTTCTTTGTTGTTCAAGAGAACACATGAATTTATTTTTTTATAATCAACTATGCATATAGGTTCTTCATCCTCTTTAGATTCATAATAAGATAAGTTTCTATATATATCTAACTCTGGTTCTAGAGGAAAGGTTATCGTGGCTTTTCTATATGGGTCTGTATGTTTGTCTATAGTTATTCCTGAACCAGCTGTGTGT